ATGAACTAGATGATGAAGAAGAAGATGAAGTTGAATCAATACTTGAATTACATGGAACCAAAAAGAACTTTAGGTTACATTAACTTTCAAACGGAACACCGAGATAATAACAGTTGTCAAGCCCTAAGTCAAGCGAAAAGAAGGTAAATATGAGTGATAAAAAAACAAAACATTATGTAAACAACGCAGATTTTCTACAGGCTTTAATAGCTTACAGAGAAAACTGTGATAAGGCAAAGAGTGAAAATAAACCTGAACCATCCATACCAAATTATATTGGTGAGTGTTTCTTAAAGATTGCTGACCATCTGTCACGCAAACCTAATTTTATTTCATATTCTTTCCGAGATGAAATGATTTCAGACGGCATTGAAAACTGTTTGATGTATTTCCGCAATTTTGATCCTGATAAATCTAAAAATCCTTTTGCATACTTTACTCAAATTATTTACTATGCATTTCTTCGCCGCATTATGAAAGAGAAGAAACAGTTGTATGTGAAGTATAAAGCTACCGAACAGTTTGGTTTGTTAGATGAAGGTGAGATGTACGAGGACGAAAATGGTAATGTTCGCCAGTTTGAATTGTACGATAACATCTCTGAGTTTATTCATACCTTTGAAGAAAACAAAAAGAAAAAGAAAGCTAAAGGCAAAGAGGATGTGGAATCTATTTTAGAAGAAGTTGGAATAGAAAAACAATTACCTTAAATTGCTTGACATTGGTTGTTTTATAATGTATAGTGTGATTATATTAATAGGATTATAGTAAATGAAATTATGTATTTTGGGTGATACGCATTTTGGCATGAGAGGAGATTCTCTAGAATTCCATAACTATTATAGGAAATTCTACGAGAATATTTTCTTCCCGTATTTAAAAGAAAACAATATCAAGTTTATTTTTCAACTTGGTGATCTATTTGATCGCCGAAAATTTATTAATTTTAATTCACTATATCTGTGCCGTAAATACTTCTTTGACAGGTGTAAAGAAGATGGCATTACACTACACACACTTTTAGGTAACCATGATGTTTCGTATAAGAATACATTAGAAGTTAATTCATCGACACTATTACTAAATGAATATGATAATGTAACTGTATGGGATAAAGCTACCACGATAGACCTTGACGGCATACCAATTGATGTTGTGCCTTGGATTTGTGATGACAATGAAAAAGAAGTATTGAATTTTATTGAAGATAGTAAATCACAGATTTGTTTTGGTCATTTTGAGATTGATGGGTTTGAAATGGATCGTGGTAATATTGCTCATGGTGGTATTGACAGGAAACTATTTTCAAGATATGATCTTGTTTTGACTGGCCATTTTCATCACAAATCTACCGATGGCAACATCACCTATGTTGGAACACCAGGTGAAATTACTTGGGCTGACTTCAACGATCCTAGAGGATTTCATATCTTCGATACGAACACCCGTGATTTAAAGTTTATTCAAAATACTTATAAGATGTTTCACAAAATCAACTATGATGACGGTGAAACTGATTTTGAACATTGGAAGGCAGTTGACTATGACCAATACAAAGACAGTATGGTTAAAGTTGTAGTATTAAACAAACAAAATCCTTTCCTGTTTGACTATGTAATCGATAACTTATACAAATCTGGCATAAGTGACATTGGTATTGTAGAAGATTTTAGTGACACCAATTCAATTGAAGATCAAGACATTGTTGATCAAGCAGAAGATACCATGACAATTTTGTCCAAATATATTGATGGCCTCGAATTGAATGTAGAATCGAATAAACTTAAATCAATCATGAAAGAAGTTTACATTGAGGCATTAAATACTGAAACCACAGAATGATTTTATTTCGTACACTTAGATGGAAAAATCTGTTAAGTACTGGCAATCACTTCACAGAATTAAAATTAAACAATAACACAAACACACTTGTAGTTGGTGCAAACGGATCAGGCAAATCAACCATGCTTGATGCATTGTGCTTTGCATTGTTTGGTAAAGCATTTAGAAATATTAATAAACCAAACCTAGTTAACTCTATTAATAATAAAGATTGTGTGGTTGAAGTTGAGTTCGACACCAACAATAAATCATATAAGATTGTCCGTGGTATTAAACCTAATATTTTTGAAATTTATTGTAATGGTGAACTGGTAGATCAAGCCGCAGCCTCAAGAGATTACCAAGAGTATCTTGAGAGGTTTATTATCAAGTTAAATTATAAATCCTTTACTCAGATTGTAATTTTAGGTAGCGCATCATTCACACCATTCATGCAACTCTCATCAACTGATCGCCGAGCAATCATTGAAGATTTATTAGACATACAAATCTTTTCGACTATGAATGGTATAGTTAAAGATAAATTAGCCAACATTAAAGATTTAACCACAAATAAAAAACATGAAATTGATTTAGAACAACAAAAATATGACCTACAGAAAAAACATATTGATGATCTAAAACAAAATAATGATGAGAAGGTAAAAGAGTATGAAGGTGAGATTAGTGGCAATGCGAACACCATATCCACGTTGGCAGACCAGATTGAATTGTTCTCTAACGAAGTTCAACAGTTACAAATACTCGTCAATGAGAAGGTTGAAACAGAGGCTAAGGTCAAAAAGATTACAAAGATTGAATCTCAAATTGAAAGCAACTTATCCAAATTTCGAAAGGATATTGGTTTCTTTCAACACAATAACGATTGTCCAACGTGTAGGCAAGCCATTGCCATGGAATTTAAAGAGAAGGAACTTACCTTACTTAATACCAAAGTTACGGAATGTGATTACGGATTAAAAGAGTTAGAAAAAAAATTAACAGAAGAACAAGCCAAACTAAATTCAATTAATGAAACACAAAAGAAAATTCAAGAGTTACAAATTAAGATTGCTACCAACAATACTTCTATTACCGAAACAAACAAATATATTAAAAAGTTAGAAAATTTATTGGTTGAATTAAAAAATAAGAATTCATCTACCAAAAAAGATGATGATGAATTAAGTAATATAAATGTTACATTAACCAACTTAAAGCAACATTTATGTGACCTTATAGAAGAAAAAACTTATTATGAAGCGGCATTTAACTTATTAAAAGATACAGGTATTAAAACCAAAATTGTAAAACAATACCTGCCAATCATTAATAAGTTAGTAAACAAATATTTGGCCTCTTTAGACTTTTTTGTAAACTTTAATTTAGACGAATCATTTAAAGAAACAATCAAATCTCGTCATCGTGATGAGTTTACATACAATAACTTTTCAGAAGGTGAGAAACAAAGAATTGATATGGCATTGATGTTGACTTGGCGAGCTGTTGCTAAGTTAAAGAATTCATCTAACACCAATCTATTAATACTTGATGAGGTGTTCGATTCTAGTTTAGATACAAATGGTACAGAAGAACTTATGAAGATTCTTCACATGTTGGAAGATGTAAATCTGTATGTTATCTCACATAAAGGTGATATACTACAAGATAAATTTAGTAATATTATTCGATTTGAAAAAGTAAAGAATTTCTCCAAGGTGATAAAATGAGTGATGAACTTTTAGTTATAGACACAAATAAAGCTGTTAATCCGAGTGAGGTTGTTGAACCTCTGCCGCTATATGGTGAAGGTTTTGAAATGTTATACAAGAGTATACCTGAGTATACTGACATTCTGCCGAATCCAATTATGAATAAACTGGTACAAAGACTTAAACTTACCATGAAGTTATATCACGGTATTGGATTATCAGCTAATCAATGCGGAGTTTATCAAAGAGTGTTTGTTATTGGTCATGGTGATTACCAATTGGTATGTATCAACCCAAAAGTAACTCATGTTTCGGAACAAGTAGAAAAAACTAATGAAGGTTGCCTCTCTCATCCTGGTTTATTTGTTAAAATAGAACGACCACTAGCAATCAATGTAGAATTTACTACTGAAACTGGTGAGAATAAACAATTAAAGTTAGAAGGTTTAACAGCTAGATGTTTTATGCATGAGTTAGAACATATGGATGGCAAGTCTTTCATACAACATGTAAAGCCTGTTGCATTAGGTGTTGCAAGAGAAAAACAAAAGAAACGAATTAAGAAAGTTACCAGAGCGCAAAAAAATGGCATACGCATTTGATCCTAAAGACGATGTAGAAGTACAATGGCAGAAATGGCAAGAAGCCAATCCTGATGAATCATTTACTGATGTAGATGAAGGTTTATTGCGTGAAAATATTATTAAAGATTTGACCTACGTTTCACAAATGGATGTTAAAGAATATACCCTATATCAAAAGTGGTGTGAGATTCAACAGAAATATCCAACAAAACGAAACATGACGGTCTTCGGCGATGAAGAAGTTTTTCTAGTTGATCCATCACAGCAAGTTGTTGTTGATGCAATCAAAAAAGATATTTGGGTGCCAGAAAATCCCGATTCATATCTCGACCTTGAACCTGTCTTAGAGTATACCGATGATTCTGGCCAGACTACTAAAATAGGTCTCGATGGTACTGAGGTAACTATTGATAAAAAAAGAAACAAAGAACTTCCTGAAAACTGGAATACAATTAGAAACTTCATCTCAACGATGAAGAACAATAGTAACATTGGTCGCAATCTTAACTTCATTGTTAAAGATAATAAAACAGGTAAGTACCTTGGTGTTATTTGTATATCATCTGACTTCTTAGATTTAACACCTAGAGATGAGAAAATCGGTTGGCCTAGAGATTTAAAAACTACAGGCGGAATGATTAATCATACAGCAATTGGTTCAACGATTGTTCCGTTTCAACCATTAGGTTATAATTATGTTGGTGGTAAACTACTCGCATTACTTTGTTTATCGGATGAAGTGCAAAATTTATGGAAAAAACAATATGGTGATGTATTAGTTGGTGTAACAACAACATCATTGTATGGCAAAACTAAAGCCGGTGGCTTATCACAGTATGATAATCTTGATCATTGGCAACCAATGGGATTCACCTCAGGTTCAGTATCATTCGAACCTGAACGTGATACTCGTTATTTAATTAGAGAGTGGTTAAAAAAGAATCATACAAAGAAATATTTTGAATGGTACGTTGCAAAGAAAGCATCAGGACAACCACACAAACGTGACCATAAAAATCGGTCTCTAGCGTTCACATATTCTAAGATGGGTGTTCCAAAAGAATTAATCAGAACCGAACATGCTAGAGGAATTTATTTTAGTCCACTATATGATAATGCCTATGAATTTTTACGTGGCGAAATTAAAGAGAATGAATTGGTTAAATCTTTTGATACTTCTTATGAAGCTTTGGTTAAAATCTGGAAAGAAAAACATGCCAAAGGTAGAATTGGTTTCTTAAAAAAGAAAGATAAGGTTTCACATGAAACATTATTCTATGATGATCTTATTAGATTGACATGGGAAGAAACTAAGGCAAAATACCTATCACAAGTAGGTCGGTAATAGTAAAAAAAAGTATTGACAAAGTAACATAAATAAAGTATAGTATTAAATATGCGGTGTGTAATAGTACGAATTGAGATACCCTCTTAATTTAGGTGAGCAAAGCACTACACCGCTCCACCCCTCTATATCCGACAACGATTCCAGACTGTTGTTTTTTAGCAACATAGGCTTCAAAATCTCTTGACAATTGACCATTTACCTAGTATAATGGTTAAATAAAATTGAAAAGGTATTCTCATGTCAAATTTTAGTGTCGAATCTAAATCCCAATTAGTCAAGCTTTTAGCTGTTGAAAACCTAACGGTTCAACATCAAAAAACAAGAACAGCCAAGTTTGATCCCAAAAATCGTGTTTTATATTTACCAATCTGGCAAGATATGTCAGGTGCTCTTTACGACCTTTTAGGCGGTCATGAAGTTGGTCATGCTCTTTATACTCCTGCGGCTGGTTGGCACGATGCTGCTCAATCAAAAGGTAAAGCATACAAATCATTTTTAAATG